CTCATCTACATTATTTAAAGTCATAAATTAACTCTCCATGTCAAAGTTAAATTGGTGGTTTAGATTGTTTGTCAGAATGTATTAACAACTTAGATAGATTGTTAGCATGAGCAATATCTATATCAGCTCCGATACGTTCCATCTCTGCTTTATAGCGCATCACTTGCTCTTCTAAGTTTGCCGCTGCTTCTAGTTTTTGTGCCTCGATTTGTTGCCACTCCATGGCCACGCGTTGCCTGTCATGATCTTGCCTAGACTCTAGCTCGCGTTGCTTCATGTTTAGTTCAGCCATTTTTTCAGCTGCTGATTGTTCAGCTTTCTTCATTTCAAGTTGCATACTTTGTTCTTTAAGTTGCTGTTCTTGCATTTTTAGCTGAATTTCTGGATCTGGAGCTGGTGGTTGCGGTGGTGGTGACTTACCAGTTTTACCAGCTTCGATAATTTCAGGCGGTACAAGTGTTTTAAGCCTGTTTCTAAGCTCAATATTGTTAGCCAAAGGCAAGTTTTCACAATAAAGATCTGCAATCATGTTAAACAAACCAGGATTTGACTGTAAAACCATTTGCAACGACTCTAAAGCTACAGTTTTTTGACCTTCGTAGCTTGGTCCTGGTCTTAATCTTACTTTGTAACGGCCTTTTGTCATGTCATTACGAATTTGTGTACCGTATTCATCAACTGGTTGGTTTATAGGTACGGGTTGTACAATTTTATCACTTAATTCAATCATTAAAATGCGTTCTGCATCGTATAAAGCAGGAATCATTTCTTCAATGATGCAACCTGCTGCACAGATTGCCCTGTTGATTGAGTCGTACGCAACATACGTGTTGTTCGCGCCACGCCGTGTCCGAGCATCCACAGCCGCGCCTGACATTTCATTTCCTTGCTGTCCAATTTGCGTATCATAGATTCCAGTACTTGATTGTATGTCACGCAAAGTCCTCTCATATTGTGTCAACAATGATTGTGAAAGTTCAGGGGGAACCAGCCTTTCAGGCTTATTGCCGTTTGGTGACTCGTCATAAAATAACGCACCTTGTACAGTACTTGGATCTCTCCAAATGGCTTGCGTATCAGCACTTTTAACATTAGCCTTACTTGCCATGTACTGGTCATAACGACTAATTCTCATCATATAGGCTGATTGTGTACCTAAGTAATTTAAGTACTTCTGTGAGTCCCTAGCATCTTTAAAGAATGGTCTACAAAACTGCTTGCCGTTTTTGTCGTAGTAGCTATTTTGGTCAACAAAAACTATCGGAAGTTGCTCGCTTGCAAAATCATTTTTTTCAAGAACATAATCTCCAGCAACTTTTCTATGTGTCACTTTGTACCTGTGGGCTGTACGAGTATTAACAACTGTAACTATTTCATCATCCCAAAGAACTTCTTGGCCATCCACCTCAACGACTTGTAGTTCATCAAAAAGCTTTTGGTCCATGGTCTTGCCATTGCTTAACTCATACATTTTTACTCGATCGTAAGAGCGTTCATAATCTTCAATGACTGTAATAGTTTCTTCATCATCAAATGACATTAAATTTGTGTCATCTTCATAACTTGAACTCGGAATCATGCGTTCTATGCGCTCGCCGTACATTTCTTTAAACTTAGTTCGAGAAACTCTAGTCCTGTATCCAGCGTACATGCCGTCAGTTTTGCACGGTGATTCAGCGCTTACATCCCAATAACACAATGTTGGGTTTTTTATCGGATAAACTACAATGCGTTGGTCAAAGCTGTACTCATTTTCATACTCTGTACGTATGCCAAAAGCACCGTACCCGCCAATAATCGAAGACTGAAACGCATACTGATAAGCAACTTTACTATGTGAATCAAAAGCTATTGATTTAATGATTGCTTCACGTACTTCTACAGCCTCTAATGGTGCTGATTCATCAGGGACGACTTCAAGCGCGGGGGTGTTTTGTCGTTGTTCGCCAATTAAGTAATTAGCCAATGGTGAAAGCTTATTAAATGTAAGTGGCAATTTATTATAACGCTCAAACAATCTAGACTCTTCATCAGTCCACATGTCGCCCATGATGAAATCTTGATATTCATTGTATTGCGTGCGATTAAACTTCCAGTTGTCATCCCACTTTTTAACGCGTTCTCGCACCTTTTGTGCAGTTTTTAAGTCTTTTCTAGCCATAATTCACATCCATATGAATAATTGCGTTTAATTGTAACAGCTTTAGTTAATTAGATGAACATTCCTTTTTCGCGTGTTGATATAAAAGTTGTCTCAACATGATGATCAGTGCTAAAAGCTGAATCATAGAAAGTTAAGCTTAAAGCATCTGCAATATCGGGTGAAGGCATACCGCGTGCTCTTAAATCAATCTTAGACTCTATAAGTAGTTGACCATTGCTTCTAAACTTGTAACCAAGGCTGCATAGTTGACCGTGTAATGAGTCAATGTCAGGTATTTCTACAGGTAATTCATTTTGCATTAACCATTCTTTCATTTGGTCCCAAAGTTCAGCTCTTAAGTTTGCGTAGCGTTCTTTGTTGTTAGAAGTTCTGCCAACGTTAACTGGTATAACCTGCATGTAGCCCATTTCATGTAGCCTGTCAACAATACCAGCACCAATCCCGATACAGTCAATGAACACTTTAAGCGGCTTTTCTTCAATGATTAGTTGTTTAACTTTAGCTGCAATTTCCATAGTGTTGATATTGTTAAACGTTTCGCACCTGTAAGCTTTTCGCCCACGCCTACGAATAATGGCTGTTTGGTCATTGTCACTTACAGCAGGATCAACACCAATCAACAGTCCTACATTGCTTTCAATGTCATTTTGTCTAGCTCTCATAACATGTTTTGAATTGATGAATACGTTCTCGATTGGATTTCTAAACGCTTCATCAGCTGACATCGGATATTCAGTGCAAAAAAGTTCTTTGCCCATTTCTGCATCGTTAGAAAGCTCACCGATCTTACTTCTACGCCACATAAGATTTTCTTTAGTCAAGCCATCATGGCTATAGCTGTAAAGTAAGTCATCTTCTTCGTCAGTTAATTGTACGTTTTCAGCATCAGAAGTGTATTCTGTCTGCCAGTACCACGGGATAAAGATTGACTCATACTCATTTTTTCCTTGTCTAGACGCTTGCCACATCTGATAGAAGTAATTACCAATTCCATTTGCCGTAGATTCTAAGATGATTTCAGTACCAGGTTCATTACTGATTGCTTGCATTACGCCCTTTGCGTGTTCTTCAGCATTGGGCCAATATCCACACTCACTACCGTGGAATAGTTGGATCGTTTGACTTCTGCCAGCACCTTTGTTTCCAGCAGTTCCTACGCTGTAACCCGAATCGAATTGAACAAACCTAAGTTCTTTAGAGCTTGATCGATCAGCTTCTGGACATAATCCAGCGGGCAAAGTTTCATAATAGCGTTTAGTCATTTCAAATAAGTTCTTTGTTGCTTCAGCTTCATGAGTGAGAATGAAAGCCTTCTTGCCCTTCGATGTAATTACTTTGTGAAAGAATCTAGCTTGTATGAGAGTGCTACAGCCCTGCTGCCTGCCTTTGAGTATGATTGCGCGTACTTTGCCAGTTTTTTTTAACTGATTTTCTAAACGCTCATGAATGTAATGCTGAGCCTGATTGAAGTTAAAATTTATCGGCCTGCCACGCTTTGAACGTATCGTTAAAAATGTCGGAGCAAAACGCTTTAGATCTTTAAGTGCTTCTAGATTAACTTTGTCTAACATTAGCAGCCCGACATGATAATGTGATCAACATTGTGCGCATAGTGATTGCCAATTTTTACGCGATTATCACTTAAAATTCGCGGCTCTTGATCTTTCAAAATTGCTTCGATTGCTTTTGCAGCTGTTATAAGATCTTTAGCGCTCAGAGTTGCGACAAATTCATCATCATGAAAAAGCTTAAAAGTTTCATTGCTGTAGAATTTAATCACAACATTAGTTTCTTCATCATTTGTATCAATTAATGTAAATCTACTAATCACAAACTCACCCTTTTTTTTGCAAAGTTACATTACTGTAAACTAGCAATGCTTGCTTGTCAAGTTAATCGCTTAGCTTTTCGATCAGTGTTTCAAGCAAAGTGTCAGTCGTAGTTTTTTCTTCGCGCTTGTAGTTTGTGTAACGTCCTTGAGTTCTAAGCAAAAACTCAGTCATTTTTTCAGAACCTCCAAGTGCCATTTGGTACGCGTTTTGACTTAAGCCGCGGATCATTTCAAGTTTTGCTTTGTCTAGCTCATCACGATAATGCTTTCGTAGTGTTTTATCATCAATGCCAAAATATTGCGCAATGTCAGTTTGTGTAAAACCTGCACAAGTAAAGTCAGCTACTTTAGCTCTTGATTCAGCTGTTGCAACGTGCTCAGGCGAA